ACTAAAGAACTCACCCGTTAGGGCTTCATAGTTAAATAGGCGTAACTCTTTGCCGTTAACTATGCACTTGATTAAAGTGTTTTTAGGCATTCAAAATTTGATTGGTTAATAGAGAATTAGGCACAAAGGTATTCAATTTTGCCCGTTCTACAAGTTTCGCCACGCGTTCAGCATTATCCAACTCTAAAAACTTAGGATCTTCTTGTATCAACTCCTGTGCGATTTGAATAGACGAATCATGTAGCGTAATTTGCCACGGCTCGATTGAGTTGGTTGCCTTACGCAATGCAATGGCCGTATCGCTTAAAGCAAACAACTTGTCTGCGATAACGATTGAACTTAGTACGGCCTGTGCATCAACGTCTGAACTCAAAAGGTTGTTCATTAACTGGAAGAACAAAGTGTGCATAATGTATGCGGGCGCTTCGCTATCGCGTGCCATCTTAATCTGTTCCCAAATGTCGGCTTCGGTTCTAAAGTCGAATGTTTGCGGATAAATCAAAGTAGGGGCAAGGTCGGCATCTTCATAGCGTTGGAATGCTATCCTGTGATTAGCAAAGTCAAACACATCAAATATCTGCTCACTCACGCCCTTAACAAAAGAGAACATTGATTGCTGGTCTATTGCCATGCCCGTGGCTGTCATATCCTTTGAACCCTTTACATCGCTTGTAGACGTTTGTAGGTGCAGAATTGAGCGCGCTTCTTTGGTATCAATATCCACTTGCTCGCGCACGAAAGACATCGCATTGGTGGACGGCTCAACGTATTCGACAAGTGGGTAGTTGCTTGCTTGCCCTTCGCTGAATCGGTCTGAATCAGTCCATAGCAAAGTACCCATAGGGCTAACTGGTCGATATGCCCCTGTGCCTTGACAAGCCCCACACGTACCTACGTCTTTGCCCGTTTCAATTGAAATCAAATGTCCGTTTTGGCAGTTGCTTACTTCATCGTGGAACTCGCACTTTGAAGCCTTCATTATCCTAAATGGAAACGCACTATTAGCTATTGATAGCTGCAAGTAATTGCGATTTGTTAGGGCTAAGTTCAGCAGACCAACCGCGTAATAAAAAGGACTTACCCAATATATACTGCCATCGGGCGAAATCTGTGGCACTCCCTTTAACTCGATAACAGGAAGTATGCCCTCACCGTGTGCAAAGTATTCAGAGATTGCGTAAGTGTTTTCGGTTTGCCTACCTACTTGCTCAATTCTCCAAATGGTTTCGCGGGTATACAAATACATAACCCGACCCATTCTATGTTCTTTGCCGTTGTACTCGACCCGTGACATTTCAGCACTTACACAAAGGGCATAGTGGCCGCTTTTGTAGTCGATAACCTTATCGCTGGCATAGTAGTAAATGGTAGGCTCAAATAGCTTTTGGTCATCAACTCTACTTTCGCCATCCTCATTTTCCACATACTCAAATCCATGCGGCATAACGGCAACCAAACCGTTTGCATCTTTTGTTTTGATGGAAGGCAATACGCCTTTCACAAAGGTTTCAACTGACCCGTAAATAGGCAAATCGGTAAGTAGGTATTTCATCAAATCCTCACTACCTTCCTTTGGTATTACTTGCCAGTTGGAATCTATAAACGCCCTACCAATAACGGTTAGGTAGTCTTGGAATACTTGCGATGTGGTATTGGTATAATTGTCCTTTATATACTTTTGTTGCTCAAGGTCTTGATTAGGGGCGCGGTTTCTAAATAGCTTCTCGGGAAACACGTTAGGGTCGGCATGGACAAGAATAGAATTGCGCTGCTCGATTGCGGCAACGTAGCCATCCCGATACTTAGGAACTTCACCTTTCTTAGTGTTCTTTTCAACTTCCAGAACATTATCTAATAACCGCCTAACATCGACCTCGTTCATGCTGCCTGTTTCATTACGATATAAAAGTCAGTCAATTGGCAGCCTGACTTCTTGCCGCCACACCGCCCCCGTATTGGCCTATCTTGAGGACGTATCTTTATATTTCGTGCCATGCCACAAAGTTAGTTAATTTTTAACGTGTGCTTTCTTTGCCGTTTATCTCGTCAGTCCAATGCTGGCACATTTCGATAATCATACTTTCAAAAGTGTATGTCGGTTGCCATCCTAATTCGCTCCGCAACTTTGTCGAATCGCCTTTAAGGTATGGCAGTTCCTCCGCACGTAAGTATTTCGGGTTAAGCGTTACATGGTCGCGATAATTCAAATCAAAGTAACTAAACGCCAACTCGCATAACTCGCGTACGGTGTGCGTTTCCATCATACTGCATACGTAATCAGTCGGCTCGCTAAGTTGCAGCATGGCGTGCATCACTTTCACGTAGTCTTTAGCGTGACCCCAATCCCTACTTGCATCTAAGTTGCCCAACTCCAGCTTGTCCTGTTTGCCGTGTGCAATCATTGCAGCTGCTTTAACTACCTTGTTGGTTACAAAGTCAACACCTCTGCGTGGGCTTTCGTGGTTAAATAGAATGCCATTACTCAAGTGCATTCCGTAAGCCCTCCGATAATGGCGAACCACGTTGTAAGCGAATACCTTTGAGCAACCGTAAGGGCTAACAGGATTGAGCGGGGTTGTTTCGCGTTGGTATCCGTCCTCATCGCAACTAAGCCCAAACATTTCGCTACTGCTTGCTTGGTACATCTTAGCTTTAGGGCAAACCCTTCGCATCGATTCAAGTAAGTTAATCACTCCAACGGCATCGGTTTGAACGGTGAACTGTGGCACGTCAAAGGAAATGCGTACGTGCGATTGCGCGGCAAGGTTATACACCTCATCGGGCTGCACGTCTGTTAATATCCGTTCCAAACTTAACGGGTCGGTCATATCCCCGTAGTGCGTATGAAAGTCTGGGTTTGAGTAGCACAACTTTAACCGCTTACTTTCTTGCACGATGTTTGAACTTGCGCGAATCATTCCGTGTACTTCGTAGCCTAAGCTAAGAAGGTACTCCGAAAGATAGCTTCCATCCTGACCAGTGCAGCCGCTTACAAATGCTTTCATATCGGAGTACATATTATGTCCACTTGCGCCCCCTCCAATCCCTCATTTTTGTAAAGGTTGCGATACTCATAGCCCATCGAATCCAACAGGGCAAGCAAACTCGCGCGGCTTTCTCCTTGCCTTTCAAGTGCGGTTTCGTTCACCTCGATTAACATTGTCGGGGCGAATTTCTTAATAGTTAACGCTGCGCCTTTTAACGCTTTGACCTCCATACCCTCGCAGTCCATCTTAATAAAGTCGCATTCTGGTAGGTTAATCGAATCCAAAGAAACGCACTGGATATTGCCATCTTCGATAGCGTGAGTAGCCCCAGCATTAATATCGTGGAATAACCCAATGGTGTGCTTCTTGTCGCTTACTCCACGCTTAAAGCATACCGTGTTGTCCTTGCCTTTAAGGTTATACTCCAAACATTCAAAGGCTTTCGGGTTTGGCTCAAATGCGTAAACAGAACCACGCGACCCGACCCGATTAGAATAGGCAATGGTATGATCACCGATATAAGCCCCAATATCAACTACTGTGAACCCGCGATGGATAAATTCATCTAATAGAGGTAACGTGCTTCGGTCGTGGTCTAAGCGTTGGTTCTCAATTACCCACTTGCTTATGTGAGTATCGTCCTCAATTAAAGCTACTTTTTTACCGTTGGAAAATTCGTGTATTATCATGCCTCATAAATGTAAATGATACCCCTATGCGCCCCGTTTGCTTCAGTATTATAGTGCCACGTTGGTTTCTTAAATACCTTGTGCAATAGCGGCTCAATTTCTTCAATGCTTAACGGAAAGTCGTATTCATCGAACCCGAAATCTTTATTCGGTACTCTGAAATCGTGAATCGCAATAACTATGTTTTTGACTTTCGCGTCTGCTAAGATTTGTAGTTCTAATTTAAGAGGGCAACCGCCTACCTCGCACCCGTGAGCGTCTAAGTAATACAACGAATTTGATTTAGCCACTTTGTCTAATACCTCTTGCGACATTCCTAAAATTAGCCCGACATTATCGCGGCTTTCAAGTCGGGTTTTAGCAATGAATTGAAAGTTACTATCCGCTTCAATCGTAATAACTGAATCGAACATATCACAGAATGATTCAGTAGTTGCCCCGTATTGCGTTCCTGTTTCCACGCAATGTGTTATTCCAAACTTATCACGTAGCTTTTCTAATTCAGCGCGGATATACGTGTCGCCCTCAAATGGAATTAGTCCGTTCATCTTATAGCTTTCTTTTACCGTAAATAATCAAATCAAGCAAATCAACGAACATTATAAAAGCGGCTATTCCGTCAACCACGCAAACGGTAACCACTAAAACAATGCCTTTTCCATCGCTTATATCTGTAAGATAAGTTAAAAAGTTATTAGGGTAATCAGAATTGAAAAACCCAATAAACAGTGTTACCGCCCAAACAAATACAATAATGTGAAACGCTAACATTACAGTTGAAACCTTTCTCATCTTATCGCGCTTAGTACATCGTTAGTAATCCCGCCCCAACTCCAAAACTGCATGGCTTTAATCTTTGGCATATCAGCCCCGTTGGTGTCTTTGAAAACATAACCTTTCGGCTCATGTACTTCGGCAAATGCACCCATCACATTAAATTCCGAAAAGGAACGATAAGGAACGCGGCTTAGGTAGGTAAACAGCGGTAATTTGTGAACTTCTTCTAAATACATACACACGTTTTTGAGAGTCTTTGTGTGGTAAACTAAAGGCATCCTTCGCATATATTCCCACTCGACCATGTATTTCATCGCGGCTTCGGTTATCGGCTGCCAAGGACAATCTATTTCTGAATAACGTGTTTTCCAAATGATAGGTTTGCCATTCTCAAAATACTCGTTTACATCCAACGGTTCTATTGCAATTACATCGCTATCCCAAAAGACAACGGCATCGGCATCGGTATACTTCCACGCTTCCAACTTGGTTAGCTGCTGGCCGATATATCCATCGGGAAGGTCAGGTACTTGAACCACTCTTTCAGCGGTTAGGTGTTCCAAGCCGCGCGGTTTTGGGGTGCAAATAACGATATTACGATAGCCCGTTACGTGCTTTTGGATTGACGCAAGGGCTAAGTGCAGCCATTCGTAATCTTTGGGATATGTACGGCAAATTATATCTATTTGCATTTCGCTTGTATTAGTCTGAATACCGTGTTGTTTATGTCCTGTGGCCGCACTCTGTCCAAGTAATTCTCCACCCAACTAAAGTGCCTTGTCATTCTGTGCCATTCATCAGCGTTGTATTGCACGGGATGGCGTTCGTGCATGAATATCGGCTCTTTAACTAAGAACAACTGTACACGGCTCATAATGAATCGGTACGGTAGCCAATAATCCCACCAAGTTTGCCCCATTGCAAATAGCGTGTGAGGTATCAAATCGTAATAGTCGGAATGAATAAAGAAAACGTCAAAGCCATTAGGATATAGCTTTTGGTCTTGAAAATCGCGGTTAAAATCCGTTCGGTTGCAGAATACCAATCCTTGTTTGCATTTGCTGAAATACTCCGATACCGACCCGCGTAGAATAATGTCGCTATTGATTAGCATTATTGATTCATACCCGTTATTCCTTGCGTGGTCTATAAATGAACTAATCAGAATATAGGGCGCTTTGTAAAGCCCTTTTGTTGTAATCGTTACCTCCGCAAACTCAATATCGTAGCGGTCTTTAAGTAGCGAAATTTCGCTAGCCGTATTCAAAGATATAACTCGGCAACCTTGCGCCTTCCAACTTTCTACCGCTTTTATTTGTGCGTCACCAATCGCGTGGCGTGGTGAAATTGAGGTTATGGCTATCAATTCGATGTGGCTAAAACAATATCGCGTTCCGTGTTTAATTCGATGCCGTAATACCATAAATCAGTATTGCCGTCTGTCGTTTCATATTCTACCGCTAAAGAAGGGCGCAAACATATCGCGGTTACCATGCGTTTGACTTGCTCCCTATCCATTTTAGCATAAACGAAATCCCCGATATTGAACTCGATAACGTGACCCGTTTTGATAAGCATTCGGCAAAATTAAACTATATTCCCAATAATTTACGGGTATTTGCATCGGGCTTATAGAATCCTTTAGCTATTGCTTCTTTAAGCGTGGCGGTTGGTACTGCTGCCTCGGAAACTGGCAATATGGAATGCTGGCAATTATACCCACCGCGATAGGCAAAGATTGTAGATTCATCAGTAGCGCGATTCATTCCCGCCCATCCTTTGCCCGTGTTGCATTCTCCTAAGTTTTCTTTTCGCCCCCAGCTTTCAACCTCCTTTTTGTGATACCATTTTCCGTTCCTTTGTTGGCAAAAGCATCGGGTTGTATCCATTAAACCGCCCGTGTAACGATACCATTGCAGCCCTAAGTCGGCCGCGATAATTTCAGTAAACGCGCTATCGGTTATGCTTATCGTATCACTTACAAGTTGCCGCGAATAGGCAAGTAACCGCCCGTCGTAGTTAGGTGTGCCAACTATGCTATCCGTAACGCTTACCAATAAATCGGAGTAACTCGCTTTTGTTTCAATCCCTGTAAGTAGCGTTTCAAATACTGGATTCAACACCGCTTCATCAATTCCATTCACTAATTGCCCTACAAGTTGTGCCCGCCTTGCTGCGTATGTTTGGGCTGCAAATGTGGTTTCTATTCCTTGCCCGCCTAAGGTTGTCATGTATGCTGTGGACGTGGCTTGCTGCTGAATGAAGTCTTTATTCAACTCACCTATTACCGTGGCATATTCGCCCTGTGTCATGTAAGCCCGTAAGTCCTCAAGTATAGCCGTGACCGTTCTAAGGTTTGCGCCTGTTTGGTCAACTACTCCGTTGGTGGTCGTTAGCTTAGCCATTAACCGCGTTAACCTTGCAGCTATCTTTGGCTGTATACCCGTCACCCGATTAACCCAACTGTCAGGAATATCCGTTAGGCCGTTAACCTTGTCACGTAGTAATTCGGCTGCGGTGGGCATTCTAAGGGGTTGGGATTAGCAAGTAGACCATTGTGATAGTAATATCGCTATCCCCGTTTAATGGGTTGCCAGTTTCAACATAAATTTCTATGTCAGTAGCATCAAGAATTTGCGTGTGGGTTGTTGTTGTACCTATTGTGCCATCAATAGCCAATAAGCCACCGCGGTTTATAGTTGATTCCAAAACCCTTACCCAGTTCCCCGAAGCTGCCGAAAAGTGCTTATCTGAACCTATATACCTTGCAGCAAGCTTTATGTTGGTATCGTATGCCGTTGTTCCATTTTCAGCCCGAAAAGACATCCCCAAAGGCTGAATAAAATATCCAACAGGAACGGTAATTCCAAAGGCTACGGGAGTAGTGAACAATGTCAATACTTCAGCTGTTGGAATGGTAACGCTTGCAATAGTTAATGCCGCGTTTGCGTTCAAACTATTAGCCTGTGCCACCGCTTCACTAAATGGCGTTTGAGTAGTATCTCCGCTTGCCGTGAAGGTCATCACTTGGTCGGCCGTTGTGATTGCTGCGGCTGCCTTAGCTGGTAAATTGTTGACGTTAATACTTGCCATCTTTATATCGGTTTAGGTATGTTTAATGTTTTGCCTGTTGATGTGTTTAATACAGGCTTACGTGTGCCTACGTTTACCTCCAATGCAATTCCTTCGACATCGCATCCCAAAGGCGCACCGTCTGCGCAAGGTCGTTTCTCGGTTAATTCTACGGCATCGCTAAACGTATAAGTAGCAACTCCAAAGTCAACTTCATCGCTCCAGCTTATCGATGGCGGTTCTTCGTCCTCGCAGAATGAAGCCCGACCATCCAAGTAGACGTTATCAAACCCAAGCGTTAACCGTATAAAGTCATGCACGTATTCGGGCGCACCGTAAGCCAACGACCGCGCCTTTCGAGTACGCATATAGGTAGTCTTTTTTTGCCCTGTACTGAACTCGTATGCTTCACGGGTAGTTGGGTAACTCGAAGTTCGCAAAGTTGATTCTAAGCGAATAGAAGGATTAAAGCCCGTGCCAACAAATCCCATATTGAACTGGTCACCATTGCCGCAAGCTGAAACAAGTACGGTGCATTGGCAAAGGGTGTCTTTCAATTCAAACGCCACGCTGCGATAGGTTGCAATTGGAGTAACCGCCTCAATACTAAAATCAGTTATCAATACAAAATGCAAAGTAGCAATGTCCAACAGGAATAAGAACCTCAAATCCAACGGGTCATCATTTGTCCATGTTGGCGTAATAACCTCCGTATACGTGCCATCAGTTGTGTATATCGTTCCGCTTGTTAACCCAGCTGCAAATTGGAACGTGTCGGTTCCTTGCATTCCGCTAATCGTGAACGTAATCGTGTAGGCTACATCTTTACATAAAACATCCCTTCGCCTAACATAGTGAGCGGATTGGGTAATTGCGCTGGCTTGCATTGTGCCGCCTGTGATAACAATTAAGTCATCACCGCCCGCGTATACATCCCATTGCGCCTGACTTTGGAAATCATCGCCAGCAAATCCAAACTGCGAGCATTGGCAAGGGTCGTACACCCCTAAATAGTAACACCCATTAGGTGCTGGGCTTTCGTTCCATTTTAGGTTAAATGTTAGAAAACCGTTGCTATATGTAGTATTGTTATCGTCTGTGATTAACCCTAAAAGCGTACCATCCATTGCGAATATGCCCATGTTAACCCGCGTTAAAATCGGCTTCATTATTACATTGGAAACCGTACCGCCCAAAGCAGTATTAAAAAAGAACTCTACGTAAGTCTTTCCAACGCTTTCAAACGTGTAGGTATACGTTCCACTTGCTGAATAGGGAATGATTGTTCCATCGCTAAAGTTCAGCAGCATAAGCCCGTTATTTACCACGATTGTAAACTCCAACTCGTAATATAAACCGCTTGCGTTGGCTATTGCTTGCCGAATGTAACCAGCACCGCCAATAGGTGAAACAGCCCGCGTATCGGGAAACGTCCACAATCCGCCTTGTATCCAATCAACTCCAGATCCCGTAAAGTTGCCATCTATTGTTTCGCTGAACGTATTAGCGCAAGCCCCGTAAGCGAATTGAATGGATGTAACGTCTGTTGAACCTTGCACCTTTTGCATCCATCCCTCATAACATGGAAGGGTGCAATTGTCCTCTAATCCAAAGGGTAACGGCTGGTATGGGATTAAATCGAGGCTCATGCTGCAAAGTTAGTTATTTTGCTATTTAGCCTTATCTTAGTGTTGCCTGTAACGAAATTCCTAACCAACTCAATTAACCACCCGCTACCATTGGCATAGTCACCAACTGAAAAACCTATTTGGTCTGACAAGTTAGATTTAATATTATCCCATACTTGCTTACTTATCGGGTATTGCATATTTGACAAAAGTAAATAGTTTTTCTCATTATAGAATGAAGCCCATCGCCCACCTAATGGGTCAAATACTTCAAATGTGGAATTAGTGCCATACCCTCCGCTTAACATTATCGAAGTTCCGATATACTGACCAGCCGCCATGTAGACCGTACTTCCAACCGTAAATCTATAAGGGTCGGGCGTTGCTAAAGCTGGGTCATCGCCACTCATTACCACCCCATTATTGATTGGTAAATTTTGCGGTGTCTGTGAAGCTAAAAGGATGCTTTGGGCAACTGTTCCTCCCATCATTGGGGGATTCATAACAATAGCAAAGAAACGCCCCCACGTGGCATAATCCATACGCATCACACACTCAAAATTATATACTCCGCTAATAGGTGCAACATAGTAACCGCCTAATGTCGGGGTTAACGCACCAGCATAGGAATAGTCACCACTTGATTCGTATGTAATGGGAAACGAACGAATAGACACCGCATAATTTAACCCGACATCGTTAAAAGGTGGGGTAAAGTCATCGGTTGGTGAAAACACTTTAGGTAAAACTATTGCAGATTGTGGGCTTGTACGATTTACAAATGCACCGTTATTACCAGCGCCCAAAAACGCATAAATAGAAATCGGTATTTGGTCAAACCATCGAAGGGCTACGTTTTCATTTGACAAAAATACGTTTAGATAATAGTCACCCGCGCTTGATGGGTTTTCAGTCATCTTTGCCCTATTAATATCGGTCAAGTCCATAACAACCGCACAAACATTAGTATCGTATTTAATATTTGAAGTGCCAGTTGGTACTATGTCTTGAATGATATTAGGGTCAATTATTATCGTTTTTGTTTGAAGATTTAATTCAGTATCAATGTTTGTTTGACCGCCCAAATGGTACTCCTCCTCATTCATTCCTAAGAATCTAAGGTCGGGCAAATAGGTTTTGTCATCCGCTTCCTCAACCGAACCAAATACAACTTTAGCGGGGAAGCTGTTTCTATCCATAGACTGAATTACATTGTCAACGCCATCAAGTACCGCAGAAACGGCAGCGGTCTTAAAGTATGCTTTTGGCTCAATCCTAATATATTGCACGCCACTTACAAACTCATACGCAAATGATAGGTTATACATTGCGTTCATGTCATCAAATAACTCTTTAAATGATATTAACGGAAAAGTGCTAAATGCAGATGAACGTAACGAACGCCCCGTAAATAACGCGGTCAAAGAAGCCTGTGTAAAGTTGGTGGCGTTGTAATTAAAGAAGTCGCTTGCTAATGTTATTTGCCCGTCACTCATAAACTCTATTTGAGTTCTAAAGGCATCGTAAACATAAACTCCGCGCCTACTTATATTATCGTTAGCTGAAACATTATCAATATCAGGTATTCTAAAATTTGTGATTGGGTTAGCAAATATGTTAACCCCGTTTTTAGATTTACCAACGCCCACATTACATTGGATTTGTTTGTTTTGGTCTATTAGCGACATATAACCTTTTACCGATATTTCACCCGATACCGTGCGCTTTCGTATGTCTATCGTGCAATCAGTAAGGAATATATCGCCATCAATAACATCACCGCATGAAGTAATTATATTAACGGCAACAGGCGTTACCACATCGGTAATCATTCTATTGTATAGGTAATCAAACCCGTTTCCTGTAAAAATAAGCTGCCCTACAATCTCTCTAATGTATCCGCTTAAATCCCGCGAAAAGTAAATCCGTTCCTCCAGTTCGTCAAGCCCTTTCGGGTCGTCAACCAACGTATTATCTAAAACAACTCTACTCATATCCTCCGCGTTTAGGTTGTCTGCGGTCTAATTTAGCCGCTAACATTTTGAACCCAGCTACATCGGCCGCCCTATGTCTATCCATTGCCGCGATAATGTTATGGTCTTTCAAGTTAGCCGTTAACCCGTTAATTTCCGCACTCTTGCCCATGTCTGCAAACCCGCTTAACATTGCGCTATCCAACGCGGGCTTCACGTAATTAGATAGGATGTACTTTTCGGCTAATCCTTTGTTCATCGCTTCTAAAAGTCCTTTGTGCTTGCTTGTTTCCTTTGCTGTGATAACGCTTTCACCTTTTGATAGCTTGGCGTGTATGCTGTCACTTGTTGCCGTTCCCTCACCTTGCAAATCTACAACACCCTTTGCGAATTGTGGAACGGGTGCAGCTACGATTGCAGCAATTTGCGCAGCACCTAATACGGCTGCAAGGGCTGCCAATACAGGGCCAATAATTGGGCCAGCAGTTGATGCGCTTGTAACCGCAACGGCTGTATTGATTATCGCTTCAAATATCGCTACGGTTTTTGCAGCGTTTGCCGCCTTAGTCATTAACCGCCCTTTTTCTCTTTGGTATTGTTCCTCCGAAATTAACCCCTGTTCCAACTTCCTATCTAAGTTTGCAAGGTCTTGGTTATACCCATCTTGAATAGCAGTTCCAACCATTCCGATAAGTTGAACGGTTGTTTGTGCGCTTGCCTCAAATATCTGTTGCTTTTGCTCCTCGGTAAGCGCAGCCCCATTTAATTCAAGTTCTCTTCTTTTTTCTATGTTAGCCTTTGTCAAAGCTAATATTCTTTCAAGGTGGGCGGCTTCCGATTCCTCATTTGCCTTGTTTTTAGCGTCTGTAATCGCTTGTAATTGTGTAGATAATTCTTCGCCTTGTAAAACGTGGGCAGCCCCAGCATTTATTACATCTTGAAGGTCTTTCTCATACTGTCTTTGATTGTCGGCCAACTCAACATCCCTTATTTCTTCGCTTGTTGTTGCCAAATACTTTTCAATATCAATAAGCATATTTGCCATGTCCTCCGCAATCTTAACCCGTTCCTTTGCGTTGTCCTCCTCCTGTTTAAGTAACCTTTCGGCTTCTTCTGCTTGGGCTTTGTTGTATTCCTCCGCGCGTTTTTCTTCTATCTTATTGAGTTTCTCAAGTTCCTCGCGTTGGTTTTTCATCGCCTCGGTTTCTTCGCCTAATGCCTTCTTTATTTCTTCTTGCTTGGCTACTATAAACCCTTTAAGTTCAATATACCGCTTTGTTCCTATTTCGGTTCTTTTGAACTCATCCTGTAAATCTTTCAATTGATTTTCGAGCATTTCTATGGAGCGCACTGGATTCATTGTATCTTCACCAGTCTTTATAGCAACTTTTCCTAATCCTTCGTAAACGACTATCTGCTCCCGTAAGATACCCACTTGCTCTATCCTTTCCTTTTTTTCTTGCAGGAACTCGGATAGCCTTTCTTTAGCGGCATTTCGATTAATAATGTTAAAGCCAACGGCATTTTCAACGGCCTTTCGCAACAAGAACTCACGCATTTGATCGTCCTTAATAACCTGAGCCGATGTCATTGAGGCCAACTTAGACTTTAGTTCGGTCAACTTAGTTTCGCGCACCGCAGCCTCCTCTGCCAGTACTTTTTCACGATCGGCTCTACCCTCCACTACCCGCAACGTTCTTTCATAATCGTCACGTATAACATTGCCAGCGTTACGTATAGCGTTTGCGTATTCCATTGTTCCTTTAACCTGCGTATCAAATGCGCGGTCGTCTGGTAGCAAACGGTTTGCAATTTCAATAAATGCCTTACCAGCCTCGATTCTTAGGTTATAAAAAGCCGTTTCAATTTGTGCTATTTTATCGGATGTCGTGTCGGCCTGCTGACCCATTTTGGAAAGTTCCTCCGTTACAATATCGCTCATAAGTTTAGACCTATCGGCAACGGTTAACGATTCAATAGAAACTCCATTTAGCCGACTTCTAACATCCGACAACGAAATACCCATGTTATCCCATACCTCGATACTTCCACGCCCAACACCCGTTAAAATTGATTCTATAAGGTAGTCAACACTCTTGCCCGTTTCCTTCGCCCTTGCATTAGCAAACTCCATGTACTTAGCGAGGTTCTCAAGTGGTATCTTAAAGTTCGATGCTTGTACTGCGGTTGTCATTAAGGTGAGGTCGTTTACCGTATTTCGGGTTGCCGAACGTAACCCATCAAGTAATTGAGCAGAACCAACACGTTTAAACGCACGCTCCACCCCTTCGGCTTTTGCCGCCAATTCAACCGACTCTTTTACAAATGATACAATTTTATCCACCGCAAATGCCGCAACCATAGCCGCGCCCAGCTTCTTAAACCCATCCGTTACGAAATTAGTTTGCTTAGGCGATTCGGCTAGTGATGCGTTGGCTTGTTTAATAGCCGCGTTGGTGTCATTTATAGCCTTTGTAACTTGCTTAAACCCTTCCGTTCCTATCTTGGTATCATCGCGGAGTAATTCCTTTAACTTAACCAAGCGAAGTTCTAAGTCGGCTAATGTCTTTGGCTGTTTGGCAAGTTCGGATTGTAACCGCTTAACACCGTCTGAACCCTTGTTAAATGAATCATCTAATGTTTTCCCCGTCTTTTGGGTTTTAGCGGCTAATTGGTCAAGTGAAGCACTCGCCCCCGAAACATCAACCCTATACTTTGCTACTATTTCGTCCGCCATTCTTTGCCTGTTTAATCTCGCTTAACCGCGATTCCACAAAGGTAAACAATTCCAAAAGGAAGTCAGAACGCCCCATATCCCGTAGCCTTGCGAACCCGTCCGAATCCTTACCCATGAACCGCAAGAAGCGCGTCCACTCAAGACGTTGCTTGCTTATTCTGTTGTGAGCGGTTCGGAACGCAATATCGACCACCTTCTTTTCAGGTTTTCGCTTACTGTTTGAAAGCTTCTCAATAAGCTGGTTGCATCGGTCTTGGAAACTGTTAGCCCGTTTAATAATTTGATGAACATGGGCAGTCGAAAAAAAAAGCGACCTTCTTCAGTTTCGTGCTTCAAGTAATCGCACTTTTCAGCGTGTATGGATTCGCTAATCTTTGAAACGTCCTCGTCCTCCCTAACGTAATTGATGGCGATAATGTTCACCAACGCATCGAGGTTTACTATCTTCTTTTCGAGGTCGGTCAAGTCGTTAATCACAACTCCCGCCTTAATAATGTCCTGTTTTGCAAGACAAATTGTAATCGTTTCGAGTGCCTGTTTCCACGTTTCAGAACTTAACCCAGCCGCCATGTATTGAAGATGCGTGTGGGCTTCGGATAGTCGTGTGATAGGTACGTCACCTTCATCTCTGAATGAGTAATACCACCGCCCTTTGTCATCTTTGAACTCCGCTACCATTCCACTACGCACGTTGGTAGCTTGGTTAGCCCTATGCCAATCGCTTAGACGTTGCTGCCCAAATATAAGGTTGGCTAATTTGATACCCATTTGTTAAGTAAGGTGTTTAGAAATGCACAGGATAAAACGGTGACAGGCCAAAGGTATAGTTCGCCACCTAAGTAGAAGTGCCCAATCGTTCCCCAAACCGAAGCCATGCAAGTAGGGCAGTACCAAAGGGGTTTAGATAGCTTTTGGTGGCGTTTCGTAAGGCTTAGGTAGAACTGTTCGGGATTGCCGTAAAATGTGAATATCAACTCCATTATGGCTAAATGAAAGCCAACGGAAACAAGCGAGGTTAGGACAATTATACCTAACTGCATACGGTCAACACATTTGCGGCATTGGTAACTATTCCACTTGCGCCCTGTACTAAGCCAAATTCGACAATAGCACACGTTATTCCTGTCCACGTTACGTTCGCGTTTACCTTGTAACGAACGCCCGCCACGAATGAAGGCAACGCGGCTGCAAGGATAGTGAGGTTTCCCGCGCCCGTGCTTGTTTGCGTGACCGTACTAACACTTCCATCCGCAAGGGATTCAAAGGTTAGCGTTACGGATGTGCTTATAGGAAACGTGCCGAAATTAACGGACGTTAGACATAGGTTCATTCGTTCTGTTTCGGAGCAACCCCCGCAATTATAGCAACTCATTTTCGTCTGTTTTATCCCCGCTCATGTCGGTGAAGTTAAATGTAACCGAGGTTGGCAATCCCTCGTGCGTAATCGTTTGCGGTGCTTTACCATAAGCCCTATCGAGCATCAACTCAATAGCCCTGACATCGCCCTTGCTTGCCTTTAATCGTAACGCCTTTAATATCGCTTCTGCTGCGCTTACTCCGTCCTTTTCTTCGCCCAATACATCGGCTAAAAGTTTGTCCAATTCGGGCAACTTACGGGGTCTGCCGTTAGGGTTACCGCTTTGCCCTTTCTTAAACGGCTTGTTGTTGGGTATCGGGTTATTGTTCACGGCTGCTTTTTGGCTGTTTTTTGACTAAATACCTTCCAATTTATTAAATGATGGTGACGGCCAAACCTTATTACCGTTTTAGCATATTGCGGCCAAACAGCTTCTAACATTTTAGCTTTCAAAAGATTCTTTTTAGGGTCGTTTCCCTTGTATAGTTCCGTTTGGTTGCCCCCTTTCATTTTATCGGCTGTGCTTACTTTATTAGCCATATAATAAACGCAACTTGCGGTACTCCCTCCATTATGTAAAACCTGCAAGCAAAGGTCGACATCTTCATTATATTTTAACCTCCATCTATAATCTAAGCTATTTTTTATTAGCATAGTGCTATATACGTGGCAATTTGTCTTAAATGGTTTCTTTGGAGGTCTAACGCAAAAATTGTATTCTTCAAATCCTCCTATGTCTATTTTATTCTTTTTGACAAAATTCTCAACATATATAAGGGCTAAATCAATACGCAACCATTCGGCTCTAAATCGATTAACCCATTTTCTAAAATGCAATATATTGTCATCAAATAGCCAATGGTACTCATGTCCACCTGCTTTTGCGTGTTCCCAACAAAAATTTCTTGCGGGGTAACTACCTAATCCTAAATTTGAAAATGGAAGTTTCAACACTCTTTTTGCTCCAAGTTTTTTAACGTATAAATCGTATTCCTGTGGTTCAACTGCAATCAAATAATCAATACCAGCTTTATCAAAATTATCTGCTGTTAATGTTTTTTCATGCCTACCTTTTGAAATTATATAGACTGGATACATAGGTTTACTTGCCATGCCATGTTCCTTTTTACAAATTCAACTTTTAAGGAGTTCAAATAGCTTTCCGCTTCATCTTGCCCGTCAAACAAAAACACAACTCTTTGCTTTCCGTCCATGTTACCTATTGGGTCAAATTCATCTAACAAATCTACATCTTCATCAGACATATTATTTGCATCTATTCCATCACTCCATTTAGGCACATCCACCCCCCAATCACTCAACTGCTCACTATCCCACTCATTTGCGAGGTCTTCCCAGTTCCATTCACCAAATGAAGCGTTATCTTTAATGGTGAACTCCTTGCGCTTTTCTTCCGTCCAATCGTCCGCAAGCGTTACCCAGCTATCAGGTATTTCCTTCATGCCGAGTTCTTGAATAGCACGTAATCGCATATTACCACCCAAAGGGAATAGTTTACCATCAATATCGGTAACGCACACCATCGGGCGTTTATCCATCATTTCGGGAAACCCCTCTAAAGACTTAACAAGTTTCTTAAACTTATCGTCTTTAATGATGCGCGGGTTCTGCGGGTTTGGTTTTAGTGCTGTAAGTTTCAAATGTGATTTGTTTTCCTATGAATGTTTGCCCACGCTTGCACTTCTTTACCGTTTATCATGTATCGTGCAGCGTCTAAATGGTCGGCTCTTTGGTTACCCTGTGAACGGTCTGACTTGCGAATACTGCCATCTGGGTTAATTTCAACACGCTCAAAGTCACGGGTCAAATATAAGCATTTCGGGTCGATTCTAAAGTCTGTAAAGTTTCGCAGAAAATAGTTCACATCATTTCGGCTGTTAACGTGCTTTGGGTTCGGTCTTAAATCGAATTGCCTGTCTTGAAGTCTTAGCCCCTTTTGAAGTGTTTTGTACACGCTCAACTTGTCAGGCGATACCATGCTGCGATTTGTGCCGTTGTAATCGCCTTGTATGGTTAGTAGGTGCAACGCTTGCCCGTACTTGTTTTTGATTCGGTTAATCGCTTCATCTACTGTTCCCCCAAGTATCGTTTCTTCTTCAAATACGTGCAAATGGTAACCCTCCGTATCACGCCAAAACTGGTAATAAATAAACGCAAACGGGTCGATGTTAAAGTCCATCGAAATGTATAGCGGTCTGTTGGGTTGGTATTGGCAAGGCTTAACGTGAGTGCTACGGTCGAACGCGTGGGCGAAAGGTGCAACTACTTTCTTACCACCCCATAGCCCAAGAACATAAACGCGGTAATAGTCGGGGTCTACTGTTTGAAGCGTTGTAAGCGTTCGGATATAAGCGCTGTCTAAGTTTCGTGTGTTGGTTTGGTACGTGGTATGGCAGTAGAACGTGTCATCCCTATCTTGGTCGTGAAAGTCGGCTCTAAGCCAATGCGTTTCTTCAATATCAGTATTGTAGCTAATTAGGATTTGCAGCCGCCCCCGTGTTGTTCTCACCGACATATCGGCCTTGCGAAAGTCCTCCGCGCTTATTTCATCTGCTTCCTCAAACCAAATAACGCTGGGGTCTTTAATAGATTTGACCTTTGCCGTTTCGTTCTTTGATGTTTTCTTTAGCCCTCTGGAGATTATCGTGTTGCCCGTAAGCAAGCATCTAAAAGCCATTGTGGTTTCGTTCACTTGAAACATAGGCGTTAATCCGTGGGCTTCAATAAGGTCTTTCATTTCCCTAAATTGTGAATCCCGAATTGACCCGTGTATTTCGCGCATTAGAACGCCCCTAAAGTAATCGGGCTGCATACAACGGCCTAAAAGGTAAAGGGCTATATTGTGCGATTTCCCTGACGCTCGGCCTCCGTAAAAGTGGATGTATCGTTTACTTGAAGCAAACGCGGGTGCAAATGCCTTATTGATACTAATTTCCACGATTCAGATGCTTGTCCTGTCTTATCCTTGCCAGCTGCGAAGGTGCATTAAGTTGTTTCAATTCGCGTTCGTACATCGCAAAGTAACGCTGCAAAGTTAAGGTTTTTCCTATCCCTTGCCCGTAAATTGATAGTATATAGTAACCCGTTTTCACTTCGCTTTCGGATTTGACATTGGATGCGTTGCCAAAGTAAATAACGGGCTTGCTTGTTTCTCGCTTTGGCACTATCGCCATCTTAGCAAACACGCCTTGATATAGCAGTTCATCGGGAACAGTACCGCCCCAATCAAATTGAAGCATATCGCGTGGGATTCCTAACTCCATGTAATAGTCCAAATACTCTTGCATCTTATCGCATACACGCCCAGCTTCAAAGTACATCCAACTTGACTGAATGCCGCAAAGTGTAGCCGTTTCACTTAGCCCAAAGTGTGACCAAGTACGCTCACTTTTTGCCCAAAGGTTGTAAGCTATTTCATCAAAACGACCACCCGACCCCATCACTTCGGTAGCTACTGTTGTGCCGTTCAAATCATGCAGCAAGGACGTAAGGTCGCACAAAGCC